CCGAACGAGCTCATTCGAGACACGGTCGGAAGCATCACTCATATCGAGTGTTGCGGATCGGTTATCAATCGATCCTAGTTTCGCCATGTCCCTGTTAGGGGACTGGTCATCTAATCCAACCATCATCTTGAGATTGTTATCTCTCTTGATGAACTCGCGCAATCGACGATCGAGAGCCTGCTGTGCATATTGCATGCACGTAGGTTCCATCGCAATAACGCGGGGTGTCTTGAGCGTCTTAGGAACAAGAACAACCTTAACGGGTTGCTCTTCTCCAGGTTCGAGGATGTTCACCTTATCCAAAACGTCCGTAAAACGGCGATTAGGGATAAGATAGCTTGAAGAGGGCATAACCCTCTCAAGCCGGCTAGTCCAGGTCCGCTGATTCCACTTCTGGTTTCCCAGTAAGCGGTCGGCGGTTGATCCTGGACCATGCTTCGGAATGAGGCGGTCAAAAAGGATATCTCTATCCAAATGGCCAAAAACCTCACCGAATAGCAAGTCAGACATACCACTGAACTCCCCCAAATCACTAAGGGAGAGTTCAGCATCTGACTGTCGAACATCCTGCTCACACTCGAGGTACCCACGGATGGCAGCAGCTTCACGCTCTTTCGAGCAGCGAAGCTGCATCTTACCAAACATCAGTGTTAACTGACGAATGGAAGATATAGCATCCAAACACGGGTCCTCGAGTAACAAGCCACTACTCCGGTCGAACACACGGTTGAAGAAACCCCCCATGAAAACTGGGAGGAGACTTCCCCGTCGTCCATTACTGAACGATGGGTGGATACCGACTTGACCCTGGTCAAGCCACTTTTCGGTGGCTTTTCCAAAGTCAGGTAGGGTTATCGTTAAAAACGACAACCCCTCATGTTCGACTCGCCTCAGGACGGTATTAATGTCCTGAGTGGCGCTAGTGTGGCATCTGCTAGCCGATTCCTCGGCCAGCATGGACCAGAGTGACGTCAGGCTTTTCACCTGTCCTCTTTGCAGAGGTAACCTCCTCTATCGAAGGTTCAGGATCCATAGCCTACGGAACTAACGTGAGATCTGCAGGAATTCGCGCAGATCCGACTCATCCACCTGGCAACGGTTAACGGTGTCGAAAATCTCGACATCGTTGCCGATAACTAGGCGGGTGAACCGCACATCGCAGTAC